ATTTATCATGAATATGGTGATGATTCATTAGAATTATATCACGAAGATGAACATAGTGAAGATCAAAATAAAGGTACAGATGAAAACACTAATAGTACTGAAAATAATACTGATGAGAATTCTAATAGTACTGAAGAAGGTGCTAGTCATTCTGATAACACAGAAGAAGGTACTAATAGCACAGAAAACAACACTGAAGAAGGCTCTAATAGTACTGAAAACGGTACAGAAGAAGGTTCTAATAGTACTGAAGCTGGTACAGATGAAAACAATACTGGAAATAATGGTCAAAATGTAAGTCATAGTGAAGAAACTAGTGATGATACTATTGAAGAAGTTTTGAAGACTTTCAATGATAAACAACTTACAGTTCTTTATTTCTTAATAGGTAAAGCTATAGAAGAACAAGCTGATAAAGAACAAAATAAAGAAACAAAAGACGCAGAACATAGCGAAAAAGAAAATAATATGGAGGATCAAACAATGAAAACAAATATTTTCGAAAGCGGAGCAGTCCGTGAAACTAGAGCATTAGCTCATTCAGCTCTTAATACTATTTTAGATAACGCCAAAAATGGTAGTTGTGAAGGTTCACTTAAGAAATCTTATAAAGCTTATTGCGAACAACACACAAACGATAATGAAAAAGATATTATGCATGCTATGGATGATGAATTAGCATTAGCTCATTCTATCACAAATATTGGTGAATTATTCCCAGATGCTAAATCTGTTGGCGGTTTAGAAGTTTTAAATCAAAATGAAGAATGGGTAGATCAAGTACTTAATGCTACTAAACATACACCATTTGCAAAAGTAAAGAGTCAATATATGGACATTACTGCAGCTACTGCTAGAGCAAAAGGTTATGTTAAGGGTAACCAAAAAGCAGAAGAAGTAGTTGCTGCTTTCAAGAGAACTACAAATCCACAAACTATTTACAAACTTCAAAAGCTTGATCGTGATGATATTTTAGATATCACTGATTTTGATGTAGTTGCATGGCTTAAGGGCGAAATGCGTGGAAAACTTCATGCTGAATTAGCAAGAGCTATCCTTATTGGTGATGGCAGAGAAGTTGACGATAATGATAAGATTGACCCACTTTGCATTCGTCCAGTTTTAGGTGATAATGTTGTTTACACTATTCCTAAATATTTAACACGTGCTGCTAAAGATACTGATTATACTTTCGCAAAAGAAACTATCAGAGAAATGATTAAGGCTCGTAAAGAATACAAAGGTTCTGGAAAGCCAACATTATATTGTAGTCAAGATTTCTTAACTAACTGCTTATTAATTGAAGATACTAATGGTAGATGCATCTACGAAAATGTAGAACAATTAAAGACTAAATTAATGGTTAAAGACATTGTTGACATTGAAGTATTCAATAATCATGTTAGACATACAGAAACTTTCGATTATAAGTTAATTGCTGTAATGGTTAACTTAGCTGATTACAATATCGGTACTAATAAGGGCGGACAAGTAACAATGTTCGATGATTTCGATATCAACTTCAATAAGTATGAATACTTAATTGAAACTCGTTGCTCAGGCGCATTAGTTAAACCTAAATCAGCTATTACATTTGAAGAAAAAGTTGCAGTAACATCAAATAATACTGGTAACAACGACGGCGAATAATTTCTAGGAAATCAAAATGGCTAAATTCTATGGACCAATAGGTTTTGGACTAACTGAGCAAAAGGAAATTTCTCCAGGCGTTTGGGAAGCAAATCCGGTTGAAAAGAATGTTTATGGTGATATTATTAGATTAAATAGAAGATTAGAAAATTCTGACAATCTCAATGATAACATAAACTTATCTATTCAAATTAGCATTATTGCTGATCCATGGATACAAGATAATATATATGAAATAAAATATATTGTCTACAAAAACAAAAAATGGAAAGTACGTGAGGTGGATGCTTCAAGTCCACCTCGTTTATTATTAATATTAGGTGGCTTATATGAGTAATAAAGATAATAGAATTGACTTTCATAATTTTCTTAAAAATATAAGCGGTATTAATAATTTGTATTTCCAACCGCCTGAGAATATTCAAATGAATTATCCAGCCATTGTCTACTCTCGTTATAATATGAATACGATTAATGCAGACGATGTTGTATACTTACAAGGTACTATTTATAGGGTTGTAGTTATTGACAAAGATCCAGATTCAGAAATAGTATATAAAGTATCACATATTCCTACAGCTCGTTTTGAAAGACATTTCAATTCGAGTGGATATAACCACGATGTTTTTATAATAAATTATAAATAATGGAGGACAATAAAAATATGAAAATCGAATGGGATAAAACTGGTGAACATTTTTATACAGCAGGTGTATCTAAGGGTGTTTTATATCCTATGTCTGATACACCAGGTACATATGACAAAGGTGTTGCTTGGAACGGTTTAACAGCTGTTACTGAAAGTCCAGAAGGTGCTGAACCAACATCTTTATATGCTGACAATATTAAGTATTTAACTTTATTATCAGCAGAAGAATTTAAAGCTACTATTGAAGCTTATACTTATCCTGATGAATTTGCTGCTTGCGACGGATCAGCTGAAGTAGTAACAGGTTTCCACGTTACTCAACAAGAAAGAAAGAAATTTGCTTTCTGTTATCAAACTAAAATTGGTAATGACAATACTTCAGAACTTGGTTATAAGCTCCATATTATTTATGGTTGCTTAGCAAGTCCATCAGAAAGAGCTAATGAAACTATTAATGATAGTCCAGATGCAATGACTATGTCTTGGGAAGTTACAGCAGATCCAGTTAATGTAACAGGATTTAAACCAACTGCTCATGTAATCATTGATTCTACAAAGTTTACTACACAAGCTGATAAAGACAAATTAAAAGAGGTATTAGACTCATTATACGGTACTGATAATTCAGAACCTACTTTATTAATGCCAGATGATATTAAAGATAAGTTAGATTAATTGAAAAAAATTTGAATCGCTCATATTAAAAAAATCAAAATGGGTATGGGCGTTTTTCTTTTATTTAATAAAAAAAAAATACAAAAA